TATATAGAAGCCAACTATGGAATCAAAATGAACATAGTAGACGGTAACATCACTGATGGGTATAAAGTGATGGATGAAAAGAAGTACCTAATATTTTTACTGAAATACCAATGATTACAGAACAATCACCCTTTGTCATTACTCAATACGATAAATTTGTAACTGTAACATGGCCTACATTCGAGAACATTAAAGAAGTTGATACTAAAAATAAATTAGCCGATATTATGTTTAAAGAATCCAAAGCATATGAAGTAGGTTTTGTTGTATTACTGAACAACAACGAATATGATGTACTGTGGGTAAATGTCGAGTTGCATTACTTAAAGGTTGAATACGTAGAATATTTGTTAGACATGTATACTATAAAGGGTGTTGCGTTTAGAAGTAAAGCAGAAGCCGAAATCATTCAAGAATGGTTAGAGAAGAAATATATATGGCAATTACTAACAGGTTAAATGACGGGATGAATGGAACATTTTTTCCAGTACAAGATATAGAAGAAGTAGAACCAATTTACTTTCGCAAATTCAAAAAGACCGTTTCAGTTGACAACGTATGGGAGGATCGTGTATTCTATGAGATAACAAGATTCCCTATGGGTAGACAATCAACTATCGATTGGTTAACAAAACAATATGGACTAATGAGATATTCCGATACTTGGTGGTATACGACTAACGGAATCTGCATGAACGAAAAGATTTACACATTTTATAAGTTGATGGAATAATGGCAAATGATATTATGATTGACATTGAAAGTTTAGATACAACACCTAACTGTGTTATTCTAACTATCGGTGCCGTTCGCTTTGATCCTAAAGGACAAGGTGTAGTTGAACGTTTAGAATTACGACCTACAGTTGAGGATCAAACAGAAATATATAATAGGAGTATCAATGAAGATACATTACGATGGTGGAGTGAACAAAGTCCTGAAGCACTTGAAGAAGCAATGGGAGACAATGGACGAATCCCGTTTGCTGAGTGTATGGAGACCCTTTATAAGTTTTGTTGGAACCGTCGTGCTGTTTGGAGTAATGGTGCACCATTTGACTTAGTTGTAATGGAACATGCATGGCGACAAGTAAGTGACAAGCCTAATCCTATCCCCTGGCCTTTCTGGACAATGCGTGATACAAGAACATTGTGGGAAATCACAGGTGTCAGTCTTAAAGATGGTGGTCACACTACAAGTCACAAAGCAGTTGAAGATGCTGAACGACAAGCTATTGTTGTACAAAAAGCATATCAAAAATTAATTAAAGCAGAGTTAGTACCCCCACCAAGATGAGAATAGATTCAGATATTGATATTGACTTTGGTAATAGAGATAAGTTGTTACAACTTATTAAACATACACCAGCGGCAATGCGTAACGTAAAACCAATGCGTAAACATAACACAGGAGTTTATGTTACTGATGTGCCATACGATCCTGTCAATGACATGGCTAGTATTGATTATACTGAAGCAGATAAACGAGGTTACTTTAAGCTAGACTTATTGAATGTTCATGTTTATGAGCAAGTCAAAGATGAGAAACATTTAATTGAATTGATGGCTGAACCTGATTGGTCTAAATTAAACGATAAAGAGTTTGTTGAGAAGTTGATACATTTAGCTAATCATTATAACTCTATACAAAAAATGCCTGAACCTATTAATACTATTCCTAGATTAGCAATGTTCTTGGCTGCTATTCGTCCAGCAAAGAAACATTTGATTGGACTGCCCTGGCGTGAAGTCGCAAAGACTATATGGGATAAAGGTGATGATGGTTACAGCTTTAAGAAAAGTCACGCAATAGCTTACGCACAATTAGTTGTTGTTCATATGAATTTACTTAGGGCATCCGCTTAACTAATGTAATACTACGGCGTTTAGTCCTACGTTTGTTTAGTTCGCTAATACTACATATAGGACCGTGAATAATAGTCAAACTCTTATTATTAAAAGTCCTTAAATAGGGCTTAAAAATAGTCCATTCTTCTTTAAGAAATAGGTTTATAGGAATAAGTCTATTGCTTTCCCACCACCAAATATCTCCTAATTCTAGGAACTTTTCCTTAATTAACGGGTCTATTATAGCCCCGTAATCATATATAGTGGTGACTACATCATCCCTATTCTGTACGATTCCGACATAATCTTGGTTACTATGCGAACATATAGTTATGAATGGATGGTTTTCACTTAATTTTTTAAAAAATTCGTTGTGTATCATTGTTATTCTAAGACCGAAATATTTATCATTGGGCAAGAGCACAATATATTTTGATAAATATCATATTATGTACTCAACTCAAGTATTCGTTTATACCCAGCGACAGATTGTTGTCCTATTATCAGGAAATTCCCCAAGGAGCTATATGCCTCAGTATGCCAAACCATTAACACTACACAAAGGTGTAGATAATCAGATTCAATTTCAATTCTTAAACCAAGAGCAAAAGCCCGTTGATATTACCGGAAAAGAAATCACATGTAGAATATTGAATTCTACAGGAACAACTGTGTTAATTAGAAAAGCATTAACCATTCAGTTAGGAGCAACAGGAATTGCCGCATTGTATTTAGACCCAGGTGAGTTAGAAGAAATAGACGCACAGAAATGTTATTACACGTTAGAGATTCCAGTTGGTTCATTTGATTACCCAGTATTCGTTGACCAAAACGCAGGTGGTCGCGGTGACATGAATATTGTTAACAGTATATTACCTAGCTTTGTTCCTAGCACGGAAATTTCAATTCCAAGTGGACAAGGTTTTGCTAACGTTAGTTGGATTCCAAACACATATTATGTTCCTGATGCTAACTCAACTGTATATTTTACAAGCGTGTATACAAGTAGTGACAACCCAACACTTACATTACAAGCAAATTACACTGAATTTTATGGCAATGTAATGATTGAAGGTTCAACTGATATTGATAGTGATTGGTATCCAGTTAGTGAATTATTTAATTACGCCAATACGACGGATACTTTCCATTATAACATCACGGGTTTTCACCCATATATACGCATGGCATTCGTTAGTAATGCGGGCGTAGTCACAAACATATTGGCTAGATAAGTCTTGATTGTGTAACGTTTTTGTGTTACACTATTTAAATGTTCGATATTCTGTCTATAATTCCAGGCAAGAAAAAACTTACCCACGGTGGCTGGCATAGCTTTAACGCAATATGCTGCCATCATCGCGGGCATAAAGCCGACACTCGTAGTCGAGGTGGTATCAAATTTGATGGACAAACAAATTGGTCTTATCATTGTTTTAATTGTAACTATAAATCTGGCTTCAGACTAGGACAAACTTTAACAAAAAACACAAGACAATTGTTAGCTTGGTGTGGCGTTGATGAAATACAAATAGGTAAATGGAACTTAGAAAGTTTACAGCAAAAAGATTTATTAGATTTTACTCAACCAAAAAGAAAAGAAAAGAAGATAAAATTTAAGGATCACACTTTACCCGAAAATGCTGTGTTAATTGATGATAATAACCCATCGCACAAAATATACATAGACTATCTAAGGGCGAGGGGTATAAGTAGTAATGAATATCCTTTCATGGTTACTCCCGACGAACAAGGTCGAATGGGGAACCGTATCATCATTCCTTACACATATAAGAATAAAATTGTAGGACATACAAGTAGATTCTTAGATAATAAAATCCCCAAATATATTAACGAACAACAGCAGGGCTATGTGTTCGGATATGATTTTCAACTACCCGATCAAAGTGTTTGTATACTTGTTGAAGGTATCTTTGACGCATTGAGTCTAGGTGCATGTGCATTGACACATAATACGATTAATGATGACCAAGTAGAACTACTTGCACAACTGAACAGACAAATAATATTTGTACCAGACCGAGATAAGACAGGATTAGAAACTTGTGAAAGAGCTATTCAACTGGGCTATAGCGTCAGTATTCCTCACTGGGATGTTGACGTAAAAGATGTTAATGATGCCATTGTCAAATATGGTAGACTGCCTACTTTACTAAGCATACTACAATCTGCTACAATGAGCAAAATTAAAATAGAATTACAGAGGAAGAAAATTGCGAAACAAAACGGATTCTAAAAAGCAAATTGATTACACACCAGAAGTACAAAAATTATTTTTACGAATGATGATGACTAACGCTGAGTTATATACTCGGGTTATGAACATTATGAATGCAGAAAACTTTGACAAGTCATTAAGACCTGTTGCAGAGTTGTATAAATCACACACAGACAAATATAAAGTATTGCCTGATCCTACGCAGATTCAAGCAATGACAGGTATGGATATTGATCCTATTCCTGAGATGAATGAAGGTCATACTGAATGGTTCTTGGATGCATTTGAAGCATTTACAAAACGACAAGAACTAGAACGTGCGATTCTAAAAGCGGCTGATATGCTTGAGAAAGGTGACTTTGATCCTGTTGAGAAACTAATCAAAGACGCAGTACAAATCAGTCTACAGCGTGACATGGGAACAGATTACTTCTATGACCCAAAGACTCGTATCAACAAATACTTTAATGCAGGTGGACAAGTTTCAACTGGCTGGCCTCAAATGGATAAGATCCTATACGGTGGCATGTCACGTGGTGAATTGAATATCTTTGCAGGTGGTTCAGGATCAGGTAAATCTCTTGTTATGATGAACTTAGCGTTGAACTGGTTGCAAACAGGAATGAGTGGTGTCTATATAACGTTAGAACTTTCAGAAGAACTAACATCACTACGTACTGATGCTATGTTAACACAGATGGGAACTAAAGCAATTCGTAAAGATATTGACTCAACACATTTAAAAGTAAAGATGGTTGGTAAAAAGTCTGGTCAATATCGAGTTAAAGCATTGCCAGCACAAAGTAACGTCAATGACATTCGTTCATATCTGAAAGAAGTACAAATTCAAACAGGTATCAAAGTTGACTTTGTAATGGTCGACTATCTTGACTTGGTAATGCCTGTGTCTGTTAAAGTTAACCCCAATGACCAGTTCATCAAAGACAAGTATGTTGCTGAAGAATTGCGTAACTTGGCAAAAGAGATGGGTGTATTACTTGTAACTGCTTCACAGTTGAATCGTAGTGCTGTTGATGAAATTGAGTTTGACCATAGTCACATTGCTGGTGGTATCTCAAAGATTAATACAGCAGATAATGTGTTTGGTATCTTTACAAGTCGCAGTATGCGTGAGCGTGGTAAGTATCAGATTCAATGTATGAAGTCTCGTAGTTCAACTGGTGTAGGTATGAAGATTGACTTGGATTATGACATTGAAACAATGCGTATTAGTGACAGCGACCCTGATGGGTATGCTGAACAACAAGCAAAGTACAGACCTTCACCTAGCCCAACTGATATCAT